AGCCTGTAGTAATACGTGTAGGAAGCTGTGCATCGCTTGCCTTAATTACTGTGCCTGGACCCATCTTTTTATTAAGAAGTGCTGCAATCTTTAGTACTTCTGCATTTAATGTCATCATTACCCAATCCTGTCTACGATGATACCTGGGTTAAAATTATTACCTTTTGAAACTTGCTTAGCTGGGGTCGCGGGCCCTGAACTATCAGATGGAAGCCCACCACCACTACCAGACTGTGTCTTAGGATATCCACAATCATAGCATCGATATACATCAAACTGCCCACCCGAGTTAGATTGAGTACCTATTTTCATATAGTTACCCGAGGCACACTCAGGACAACGAGAGGCCATAGTAGAACTCTTAGCTTTAGTAGCTGCTAGGTCTTCATTCTGATCATAGTTTAAAGGAGCAGACGTTACGTTACCTTCTGGTACATACCTAACGGTAGGTACTGGACCTGTAGGTGCTGTGGGGCGTGACGTAGGAACTTGTTGTCCACTTAATTTATCTGCCCACCAATTACTAGATGACATTTTGATATCCTTCTTCTATTAAACCTAAATCAATTAAAGTTGACATACAAGAAACGGCTGATGCAATAGATACAATTTTGAACATCTGTGTAAGAGCAACCACTACTTCTTCGCCAGGAGGCTCTTCTCCATCTTCAACTTCTCCTTGTATAAACGCCATAGCGCTTACTTGTGCTGCAACTAGTGCACTAGTTTCGATAAGTGGAAGAATAGGATCTAGTCGGTGAACACGACGCTCACTAGCCTCTAGTTCCATTTCTGCTACATCATCAGATACTGTACCAAGCCCCATAAGAATTGCTACTTGTTCTGGGTGTTTACAGCCTGAGTCATAAATGATTTTACGCATTTGTGACTTAGGAGATAACTGCGTAATTTTAAGCTTGTTATTGCTTTTTTTCTTTTTAAAAAAACTCATTTGGCTTCACCCCAGCGATCAACAATCTTGACATCTGCCAAGAGCGGTATATTTAACACGTTAATGCCCTCCATAGCACTTCGAATGGCGTCAGCGGTTTCCTCAGCCAAATTTGATGGGGCAACGGTTACTAACTCATCGTGTACGGTGAGAATTAAACTTGCCTCTTCTGGAATCATATCGTATGCGCGAACCATTGCAACTTTGATGATATCTGCTGCAGATCCTTGAATTACTGTATTGAACGCCTGGCGCTCTGCCCGTGCCCTCTTCCAGATCTCTTTAGATCGAAGATCGGGCAGATAACGCCGGCGCTTTAGTAAGGTAGTTGCATACGGAATTGGCGTTTGATTACGGCTAGTTGATATAACCGAACGTTTATAACGCTCAATTGATGCAAATTTCTTACCAAAGTTTTCTAATAGTTCCCGGGCTTCTGTGATATTGCAGCCAATCTGGTCTGCAATCTTGTCCGGTCCTACACCGTAAGCCATAGCAAGCACAAGGACTTTACCGGCTTTACGGTCTACACCCATAGTATCTCCCACAGTAGTGTAGATATCTCCACCCTCTAGATAAGAACTTGTCATAATTCTATCCTGAGAGAATGACGCAATAACCCGTGGCTCAATTTGAGAGTAGTCAGCAACAATTAATTTGTGATCCTCTGGTGCTACAAAAAGATTACGGATAGCTTTACCATTTGAAGTATGTGGGGCTGGAACGTTTTGAAGGTTAGGGTTGCGACTACTAAACCTACCAGTCTCCGTACCATACTGAACAAAATCAGTGTGTACCTTTCCATTAAGCAGCAGTGCTTTTTTAGAAACTACCTTGCTTTTTCCTGCCAAAGTACGGGTAATGTCTCCGCCCAAGTATGGAATTACATAGGTAGTCAGCAACTTATTTAAATCTGAATACTTGATGAGACCGTCAACTACAGCATCTTTACCTGCAAAATGTGTTAATGCCTGTTCTGATACTGAAAAATCTGATACATCTGTTATGCCCCCGTTATCAATTTTCTTTTGACCATTAGTAGTGGCTACCTTTGGTTTTAGTCCTCGCCCACCTAGTTTTTTAGATGTGTAAAGCAATTGCTGTTTTTCTTTAACGCTATTAAGGTTAAAAGCTTTGCCGGCAGCTACATATATCTCTGCTTTTGTATCTTCTAGCTGGGCTTCAAGATCTTTCTTTAAGATCTCTAAAGAAGACACATCAATGTCTGCACCACGAAGCTCCATGCTGCAGATTACCTGCAAAACATCCATCTCTAGTGCAAATAGTTTTGAAAGCTTGTCGGTGTTTAAACGAGAGGATAGTTTCTTCCAAAGTTTCCAGGTCCACTCAGCATCTAACCCAGCGTAGGTTGCTACATCGTCAAAGCTATGCGCCTCTATTTCTTTGCCAACACCCTTGACCATTTTGTAGCCAAACTCGCGGTCTAAACAGTCGTCTAGTCCTAACCCATTTATACGGTTCTGATTATCAAGAATAAAAGAAGCTATTAGTGTGCACCCATAACTTGGAGTTGGCATACCACCAATATATTTAGAAATGCTTTGAAGATCGAACTTAACATTGTGTCCGATTTTAGTTTTATCACTCATAAAAATAGGCTTAAGAGCCTTAAAAACTTCCCCGGCTGTTAGTTGCTCTGGGGCTTCAGTAAAAACTTTAGTTGCTTTCTTATCGTCTTTGCTGTAATCCTGAGGACGCAAAGCTAATCCTTTTGCTTGACGAATTTTTGCAGAAGGTAAAAGTGGGTAATCAGTATGTAGGTATTTACCATTAGGGTGACCCATTGGAATTACATCGCAACGACCATCTGTTGCTAGGGCAATCCATACAACTAGGTTTTGCCGAGGATCTCCACGATGTGGGCCGGCAGTTTCAACGTCAAATACAAACTCATCTACCTGTGAGTAGTGTTGCACAACTTCATTCAATTGTTCAATAGTTAAAATAATATTCATACAGTTCTCCAAAAAGTAAGCAGGGAGCTGGCTGAGGAGGGGTAAGCCAGCTCCCTACTAAATGGGTATCTTAGTCTTCTGGAAGTTCGCGAGCAATGTCCGCGAGCTCTGCCTTTGTGGACATACGCAAGGAGTCTACACCTAGAGGTGAGAGCGTTGCCACAATCTTGGCTGTTTCTTCCACGTCAAGATCCCAGTCTTCAGGGAGGTCACGTTCCTTTACTGGCATGATTGAGTAGCTAGTCTTGGTACCCTGACCCGACTTGCTAACTGCCCAGTACATACGGTCTAGAGGACCGGTTTTTGGATCGTTATTGAGCTTCTCAAGTTGACCACACAAACGCAAACCAACAGTCATAAGTTGAACTGTTGCTTCTTCGTCCATGAGGTTAACTACTGAGAAAGCAAACTTATTGTCTGCTTTGTTACCGGTACGGCATAGCGGGCATTCGGAGGTTCCCAAGCAAACGAATGATTTTTTGCCTGTGCGGTTTACCCAATGCTGTGAAAAAATCATTGGTTCCGATGAAAGGAACTTAATCAACTGTACGTCTTCTTCAAACTTGAAGTCGGTTGCGTACTGGCGACTAACCTTTTCTTGTACCTTACGTGCTGCAGACCAGCCTACTTGAATTACTGAAGAGCGTTCTGCTACTTCATTTTCATTTTCTTCTTCAAACAAATCAGTTGTAGAAGTATCTACATCTTCATCATCGAGGTATGAATTGATATTGGTGTTGCTTGCGTTCACTGTAGTTTCCTTAGTGTTATGGCCATATGGCGGTTTGGTTATTCAGTTTCTTGGCTATGAATCTGTTTCCAGTTATCATATATCTCTAATGATAAGTCCGGAAACCTATTCCAGTCAATCCGAGGGGCTTCTTCAAGTCCTCTTGATTGAAAGCTTGTTAATATACTCTCTATCATATCACGACTATACATTCGCCACCCCGGTTTCTTTTCTCCGTTTACAATCATGGATCGTAAGCGGTAGGGGGCCTTAGGAATGTATCCTTTGCGTTCCCACAAACGAACAGTCACTAAGGGCCTCCCTAATGCTAGCGCAAGTGTGCCGGCGCTGTAAAGTTCTACAACATTACCGTTAGGCAATGTCTTTACTTGTGGGTTTAAAGCCCACTCGGCACGTTCCTGCTTTTCTTGCTTTTTGCGTTCTACTTCCGAACTTACCGGACGACGCTTCTTTTTAGAGCCAGGATAAAAATCATCTAAAGATCCAAAGATCTTGTCAATTTTATCCTCAGACATCTTTAAAGTTTCCCTTTTCATCTAGCTTAGTTTCTGCAAAATTACGTAAAGTTTCTACTGCTACTTTAGCAGCCCCGTAGCGATCTGCTTCACGGGTAAAAAGTAGCCTATCCCATTTATACAGGGCTTCTGCGACAGTTTCAACTAAGACGTCATTTGTGTAGATCATTTAATATCGTGCTCCGTTAAGAGATGACTAAGTAAATCAACTAACTCTGTAAATTGTACGTCACAAACAGGACAAATATGGTTTTCATCTAACATAAGATTTTTAAAATACCCCACTATGCTTTAGTTAATACGAATGCAGGCGTTACTGTCTTAGGGAAGATAGTATCTACATCGTCCTCAGTTAGCAAACCCTCAGCAAGACAGGCCATAACCTCATCTTGATTAAGTACTGGCTTTAGTTCAAAGCAGCGTGCTGACAAGCCCTTTTCCCTCAAAAGATCGTGCGCTGCTTGCTCATCCAACTTATGAGACACACGACGTTGACGCTGCATACCGTTGTAACCATTGTACTCTGCCATGTCGTACCACTTGTGGCCTTTGTCGTCTTCCAAACCATTATCATCTACAAAAGATATTAATTCTTTTTTGATAACGTTTTGACGAGCTGTCAGGTCATCTATATTACGCTTTAAATGCACATACTCCCGAAACAGACTATCTAAGTCTGAGGTACTTACACTTTCTACGGTAGGTAAATTGTCTTTACCAATTACGTTTGGCATTTGCCCTCCTAAATAATTAACTTTCTACAAGTTCTTCCAGTGCTTGAATTACTATATCAGTAACTGTGACACCTAGTTCTGCGGCCTTTTCTTTTGCCGCATTCCAGAGTTCATCAGATACTCTAATAGTACGTGTAGGTGTTTGATTAGACATTGTCTCTCCCAATCTCAACCCTCCAACATACTAGTCTATATCTAAATAGATTGCAAAAACTGCCTAAGTGATCCTACAGTCAACTCTAGGGAACCCTTAGAATCTAGTCCTTCTCCGTCAACAATAGCAGAAGCTACTGACAGTTTTTGCTGCAGCATTTCATATTGCCTTTCCTCAATAGAATCTTTAATAAGGATATCTTGAATAACGACGTGCTCCCAAGTACTGGATGCCCTTTGAATCCGCCCGTTACGTTGTGTGGCTAACCCGGCGTTCCAGGGGAGGTCGTAGTTAATAAGTAAGTTAGCCTGAGGGAGATCCACCCCATACCCGCCAGCGTCAGAACTGACAATAATACGGGTAGAAGGATTAGTTTGAAAATTGACTTTAGCATCTTCTTTTTCCTTAGCGTTCATTCGACCCGTAAAAGTTTGAGCGTTAAACCCATCAAACTCTTTAGCAATAATATCTACCATATGTACAAAACTTGTAAAGATAACTATTTTGTTATTTACGTTTTGTGATAAAAACTCTACCACAATTTCTTTTAATACATCTAGCTTAGGTGCTTTTACAAGACGGTCTAAAGCCCCAACATTTACTAGTTCTCCTGCGTATTTTGACCCATCTATCCCCAAAGGATCTGAGTTATTAAGAGTTCCGCTGCGCATTACTAGTTCTGGGTGATCACAAAGCATTCGTAAAACTGTAACTTTAGACATAATACGACCCTTAATCTCATTAATTATTGGGTCGTAAGTAACTTCACTAAATAAATTTAACTCTGAAAACGTTTCAACCGCCTCGTCAAGATCAGCTAGTAGCTGCTCAATTACTGTGTCGTACAACGATTGGCTGGCCTTATCTAGAGGTACCAAAATAGGTGCGGCATGCATAGTTTCTGGTAGATAAGGGGCTACATCAGGATCTGACTGGCGTTTACGAACACATGCAGTGCTTAACTTTTTATACAAAACATCTAAATTTTTATAGCGCTCAATTCCCCCAAAGTAATTTCGAACTATGTGCTTAAACTCAAAATCAATAAATCGGCCAAGAATTTTAGGATCTACAAACTCCATGATTGAAAATAACTCTTCGGCTTTTCCATTTTCTACGGGTGTACCGGTCAAGGCAAAAACATATGGAGATGTTAATTTTTTTACACATTTTGATCGTTTTGATTTAAAACTTTTTAAAGCTGTGGCCTCATCGGCAACTATGAATGCTCTAGGCATTTTTTTAATGAAATCAAAATCTTTTACTGCTTGTTCATAATTAATAATTACATAATCATAGTCTTTAGCGCTGGCGTACTGGCGAAGTCGAATTGCCGGGGTTCCATCAATTACTAATGCTGTAGCCGAGTCCCCAGTAAATTTTTTAATTTGAGATGCCCATTGATATTTAAGACTTGATAAACATACGACAAGCCCCGGGCCAGAAATTTTTCCCTGGTCCCGGAGCTTCTCGATTGCTGAGATAGTGAGCACTGTCTTACCAAGACCGAGGTCATATGCAACAAGTATGCGGCCTTGCTTGCACATACGTTCTACAGCCTCTACTTGATAAGGCAAAAGAGTACCTATAAACGACATTACGCTCCCAGAATAGCTGCTTTACCTAGTACACAGTGTTTTGCAGTTTCAATACCACGATGTATAAGGTTATCGGTCATTTCACCAATATCCTTACATTCTACATCATCATAATTAAAGAACTTGCACTCCATCCCTGTCTTACGGCAAAGATCTAGCATTCGTAATGCAGCGGCCCGACCTGGTTCATCATTGTCAAAGGCAAATATCAAGTCTGTTGTCTCTCGCATGATGCTGAACTGTTCTGGACTTACTGCTGTACCAAATGTGGCTAGGCCACCTTCGATACCTGCTGAATGCAATCGTACTGCATCCAGAGGACTTTCTACAACTATCATCCTATTGTCATACTCAGTGTTGTAGCTATTGAATAAGGTTTTGCTTTTTGCAATACCTGTTGGACGATTTTTAAAGTAACGCTCTTTGTATCCTTTTTCTTGCCAACCCATAAGTTCGTTATCTTCCCAAGTACGGATGGGAAGAATCCAACGACTGTTACCTGTGTCCCAAAGAATTCCGTACCGGGCACAGGAGTCTTCTTTTAATAAACGAGAATCTAGAGCGTTCTTAGGTATAGTGCTAGAGTACAGCGCCAACCGAGCCTCACTCATAGGAACTGGCTTAGGTATAGCAATGTAAGAATCTTTGATTTCCTCCATTTGCTTTATAAGCATAGGCAAATCTATTTTTGAATTTTGACGCAACCATTCTTTAGCGCCATCAAGATCTAGCCTATTCCACTCAGTGTAGAACTCTTTTTGTTCTGCTACGAGAGTTAAAAGATTGCCTTTATACCCACAAGAAAAACAATGGTGAACACCTGTTTCAGTGTTGATAGACCAAGATGGATTTTGGTCTACCTTACCTGTACGCAATTCGTGTCCTGGGCATAAAGCCAAAATTTCATTGCCACGTTCGTTTTCAACCTCAATATTGAGATTAACTAAAACGGCTTTTATTTTGTCATCAGTTAATAACATTAGCTTTATTCCTTAACTTTGACCGTAGCGTTTCCCTTTGACGCTGCGTTAATCCTCCCCAAACACCTTGTAATTCTGGGTGGCGTACTGCATAGCTTAAGCATTCTGTAATAAAGTTGCAACTATTGCAAACTTCTTTTGCTGCAGCTATCCCGGCACGATCAGATGGATGTGGAAAAAACATGTCGGGATTTTCTACCGTCATACATGCCTGTTCACCTTCAAAATTGGGACCAAAGTCCATGACTTCCTCCTAGTCAGTATATTTATGTAAAAGCCAAATAAGGCTTAAAAGTATTGCGCTTAATATTATTGATTTCATGGGTTTGTATACTCCTGAAACTTTCCGTTTTCCCAGTCCCACAGTAATTCTGTTTCTACACGACCGCAGTTACGGCTGGCTTCGACACGGAATAAACGTGACGAGTCATCCTCTGGATCTTGCCGTTCAAGGGCGAGTATCACGTCAGCATCCTGGAAGAATGATGATGAGTAACCAATGGCTCCAGCAGAGACACGGTTCTTCTTCATCTTCCATTCCAGTACCTGGGTGGTAACTACGATCGGTTTCTTTGTCCTCTGTGCAAGGCGCTTCAAGTTACGAGTGATGTTGGTAAGTGCTAAAGCATTGTTTTGCTCGCCGCTAACCTCATCAAGCATAAGATAAACACCATCCACAAATACTACGTCGGGCTGTAGTTTCTCAATCTTAGCAGAAAGGCCTGACACAGTTTGAGCAGATGATGAATCTGTCAAATAAAAGTTGTGCATGTTTTCCATGCGCTTTAGTGCTTTCTGGTAACGAGCTTCTTCGTCCGTCTTTAAACCGCCACGTGTAAGGCGGGCATGAGAGATATTTGAGCGCATTGCATCGTGACGAGTTTGCTGCTCGTGGTTACTCATCTCAAAAGACTGGAACATAGGTACAAACCCGTCTTCGTGAAGGTTTACAGCGGTTTGTAATGCAACAACTGACTTACCTGTTTTAGGTGGGGCAATAATTACAATTAACTGTCCTGGCTGCAGACCTGCAGTTGCCTGATCAATTAAAGTAAACCCCGTAGCCATTCCTAAAAGTCCGTTTGGTCGAGTCTTTACTGCAAGATACTCGTCATACCGATCCATGGGTTCTGTAGTTAGGTTGATATCAGTAGTTACTGACATACCCTCATCAGCAATCTTTGCAACACCGGAACTCATCATATTGATTGCAGCTACGTGGTCTCCGGAAGCAATAGCCTCTGCAGCATCTTGTACAAGAGATATTGCTTTTTGCCGCTTGCGATATTCAACCAACTGGTCAAGTAAATACTCAACAGAATCTTCTACAGCAAGAAGACGATACGTAGGAAAATTATCTTTAACTGTTACGGCCGTTGGAACCTCAGAGTACTTTTTCCAATGGTTAAGAATAAACTTCCAAACAGATCGGTTTTCTTCTACATAAAACCAATCTTCTGCAAGACCGTATTCTAGGATCTCAGTGATATCACGTGTGCGAATAGCACGGCTTATCAACCGTAGTTCATTGTCAGCAGCCATTAAACCCTCCCGAGGTCGTAGTACCAACTACCATACCTTAGTCCACGACTAGGTATGTCAATTACGCATACTAAATCATTACGATAGGGTAACTCGGCTACCAAATCAGAAACAACATTATATGCCTTACCATATCTAAATGGATTAGTACCTAAGTTGTCAAGGTCTTCCATAACCTCATCAATTTCTTTTTGAGAATATCCAAAACCTACAAGCTCTAAAACAAATCCAGTATAGCTGGTGTAGTTCCAAAACCGTGAAAGCATGCCACGGTTGTATGTAATATCTTCAGACGTTGTAGGAATAATTCCAAATATTTTTTTAAATATTGGTTTCCGGTCTAAAAAACAATCTATTGTAACAGCTGCCCTGCGAGGAACCTCGTTACTTAAATCCCCTCCTTGCATTCCCTAAGCCTCTATGTATCCGTATTTAATTACAAAGTCACGGAATGATTCGTTAGATTCTTGGGCAGCATCGCTTTCTTTTTGAGAAGCACGTGATGAAACTTTTAACGGATACACGCCATTATTACGTTTTGCCCTGGAGACAACAGTACGAGTATGTTTACATACCGTACGTGACTCAAAACCTGGGCATGTGCATCGAACTTCGTCGCTACCCAGATCTATCTCTACCTCAAAAACTCCGCGTGGTGATAAAAAGAATTGAACCGTACGCCATTCAGCTGCAGCCATTGTTTTATCCTTCATTCTTCCTACGATCTCCCTCTTCTGAAACTATATTAATTGGTAGAAAAGCTTCGTGTGCAAAACTTTCCATTGGTTGTCCGTAAACTTCACCCCAATTTTTTAATGGAACATTTGTTGTAACTATAGTCGGTAGTCCTGCATTATACCGAGCCCTAAGAACAGCATCAAAAGTGTTCTCAGCCCAGCCAGACGCAGTTCTATGCTCTTTCCCCAAATCATCTAAAACTAGGAGACTGACATTATCTGAACCCGTACCTTCACCATACACGTTTTCCATAAGAGCGGAGTCTAATCCGTCCTCATCTTTCCATGCACGTTGTTGAATACGTAAGAGTTTAGGATAGTCTACAAATAGTGCCGGTTTTTTAGCAAATGTTTCAGTTGACCCCCAAAGTTCAGGGGACGACTTTCGTAAGATTTCCTGTACTACTACACTAGCAAGAGTAGTCTTCCCGTGTCCTGGCATTCCGACTAATAGTAGACCCAAGCCACACTTAGATGACCCCCTAGCCTTGATTATTTGACCGTCTAAGACCTGACCTATCCATTTTTCTAGGGTAGCTGTAGGCCCATTTTTGTATGGGCGAAGATCTTCAAGAGTTAACCCAATAAACCGCTCCGGTATACCAGATTGGTTAATCTGGCTCCTAACCGAAGGCCTTAAGTCTGATAATTCATACATCAGTCCTCCAATAGTTTAATCATCCGGGCTTGGTGAGCCTCGAATTCTTCGTCAGTATACTCAACTTCATCAATACGAGAGTGTATTCCATGAACTGTTGGGTAATAGGCTACAAACCTACGCCAATAAGGATGACCTATACCGGGATCTTTTGTCAAACGCGGATCATTAAAGAACGCACGAATGGCCTTTAGCAAAGATAACCGTTCTACGCCCTCGCTAACTTGCCTGTTTATCCAAGTGGCTAAGTTTTTGCCGTTAACCTGACTGGGAACATTTGGTGCAGCTTTTCGAGTTAGTTCATAAAACTCACTAACCAAGTCATCTGTAGTCCAGAGTTCTTCTGGCCTTTCATGCCTACGCATACCTGCAGGTACTGCATCAAACTTAGTTTTTTTGTATTTAGAGTTTCGAATTTCCTTTTTGTCACGTAAATCTAAAGCACCTATCGCTCCAAATTCTTCTTCTTCAACCCATTTCTTTTTAGCCTTGGGTTCTTGTGGCTCTTCGTCAAGACCTGGCCAACTCACTAGAACATACTCCTCTTCATTATTTACTTCCTCGGGCGGCACGCCCGATACGTTATTAGAACTTACGTTAGTAAGTTCTATTAACGTACTTAAGCTATTAGTATTATAGTTAATAGCGGTACCGTATAAAAGGGGCCCTGAAAATCCGTCTCCGGTAATCCAGGCCTGGTTAACATCTAACTGATAGGTCCACTGGCCATTTTTATTCCTAAATTTGGTCTCAGATAGGTACCCAGCAGAAATTAACTCCCGTAAGGCTTTGCGAATAGCGTCCCGGCCCTCAGGAACTAATGGGTATATTTCAGATGTAGTTAGGGTCCTGCCCATGGCCATAAATAGGCCCCAAATGCCCCTAGAACGCAGCGAGAGCCGCGTATCAGTAAGTGGTGTAGAACTTACCACATTGCCCTCCAAAATGCCTTACAGTGGCGGTACACGCCTTGGCATACCTCGTACAATACGTGGATTACGACTTTCAATCAAACTGAGCACAGACATAGAACAAGTTAACCCTACAAATCCGGCTGCTAAAGAGGTAAATATTAACATGCCGGGGGTGTGGGTACCCGTGAAATAAGCTCCTAAAAACCCTATACCTAGAGCTAAAAGACCCCTATATTTACCTAAATTTTTAATAAGTTCTTCAACAGCTGTTAAAACAAAAGCTGTGGATAAAGATGCTATAACTAAACTAATCATGCCCTCACTATACCTATACTATCTGCTTAAATACAACTCGATCAAAAAGCACTGAATTTGTAGAGAGCCTTGGTCCAGGAGTATACCGCAAAGTAACCTTAGCATAGCATGCTGTACTTGGGGCAGTAAGATTATCTGTTGAATCTGAAACTTCTACGTAATTCCAACGATTTATAGTATTAATTGAAGTATCTTTGTAAACTGTAGTGCTTGCAAGTGCAGTGTTTGTAGCATCAAACCAATCTACAGTAAGTCTAACGGATCCTACATCTGTACTAGAGGTAATTTGAACAGCTGCGTTACATACATATCTATTACCTCCGCCAACAAAAATACCAGTTTGGTAAACATCAAAATAAGTTTCACTAGTAACGGTGTTTGTTAGTTTTAACCATGAGGTGCTGTTTGAGCCTACATCTCCATACAAAGTCCCTTTACCAACAACTCTAGTCATTGTGGTGTTAGTGCTGCTGGTGCTCCAACCATAAAGGCTTTTTTCAAATGAGGCCGATTTAAGTAAAGACTCTACGTTTTCTAAATCAAAATAATCTAGCTCTCCAAGTTTTACAATAAAGCTAGATCCTAAAGGAGTGTAATCTGGTAAATTAGCTGTAAGTCGACTTAATTTATTTGCTAATTTAGGCCAATAATAACTTTTACTACTTCCAGTAGCTGACTGTAATGTTGAGTAGATTTTTTGTGTGTTATCCCGAGGATGGGTAATTGCAAGAGTTGCGGAGTCCGCTAAATCAACAAACGGAGTAGGATTGTCATTTAATTCTGCTTGAACACCGTCTACATACCAAGTACCAGTACTAATTGATGAAGAAACCGATATCCCTACGGTTGGAGTTGTGTCGGTAGCTTTTGTTGCATACCCTGTTACACAGAGTCTAGTCCAAGTATTAGCAGCTACTGCTACCGTGTTTGATGCGGCCCCATTTGTTAAAGAAATTGTGTAGTTTCCTGCAGGACCATACACATATGCAGATCCGCTTATTGCTTCACCACCATAAGGGAATGGAGCGGTTGTAGGTGAGCCTGAAAGTGTCATATTTGATGGGTATTTAAAAGATGTAGAAATGCTGCTATTTGCCGCAGAACTAACAATCTTTCCAACGTAGTTACCAAACATAGCTGTAATACTTGCTGCCGTATACGTTACTGAGGTTAAAGCTCCATTAGTAGCTGTGTATCCAAAGGTAGACCCAGCCCCTGATAATTCAAAGGAAGGATTATTAATAAGATTGGTACGTAATTTCTTTTCCCATTGACAGTCCCCAGCTGCAGCAAAAAGATCATTGTAGGGGTCAAACGCCGGCACAAGGTTTGTTGTAGTGGTGTTTACTCCACCGCTGCCCCAGAAAAATGGCTTTAATTTAGATCCTTTTTCTAGTAAGCACCCGTCAATGTAGTAAACGTTTCCATTAGTCATTGCAGGAAAAAATATTGATGCTTTAACTCTAGCGGGTACAGTGTTTGGAGTTCTAAACGTAACAGAAATTCTATTAAACTGAGTGCTACTTAAAGTTACGCTATTCCCAATAGTTCTATACTGATAGTTAGCAAGACGAATTACTGGTAGGGATAGTGCTACACCTGCAGTTGATAATTTATCGCATAGAAAAGTAACAGAAGAATTTCCATTTTTACTATGGACTATTGCTTCTGCCCATTTGCTAGTGTCGTATCCATCAAAGATTTTAATACGATCGCCAATTTTAAAAGATTTTGTATCTGAGGTAAGAAAATATAATTCTTGTAAATCGGTTAAAAGTGGGGTAAAACTTCCCGAATCAGTTACTCCGTAATACCCAGTATCGGTAGAGTCCTGAAGATTATAATATATATCTCCAGTACCTGAATTATCCGTTGAATTAATCACATAAGGATTTGAGTAAGTGCTCCCAGACGAATCTCCATTAACTGCAGAATATAGTTTTAAATTAAGGATTGACAAAGTTGAAACTGCGGCAGAACCTATACCTACAGTTGTAGTAAGAGTTGGGGAACTTATATAAAAGACATCAGTACTACTGCAACTAGTAAAATCAATAGTTACTTGAAGTGTAGCTGCTCCAGAAGGAGGGTTAACTACATCAGTAGTTATTTTTTGACTCGTAGAAGTAACAGCAACTGTTTTAGTAGTTGTAGAAAGTGCCGTTCCCGAAGAGTTAAACCACTTCATTCCAAGGGTAACACTTCTACTAGAGGTAAGGTTGCTGTATATATATAAAGATGCTGAATAAAAATACGCTGAATTTACAGATATTCTGCTAGTAACGTTAGTTCCAACAGTGTTAGTAGTGGCACCATCTTGAGTAATAAAAACTGTATTTTGTACAGTATCGTATGATTTAGTGTCTTGATCTTTTGCGTAATAAGGTGCTACAAATTCAACACCTGCAAAAGCTTTAAAAGAACTTGAAGGTCCTTTTACATAAGCGCTAAATGTATAAACTGTATCCGGGTCTAAAGTCAACCAATCTGTACGAAGTGCTCCCAATTGATTAGCAACAACACTATTAGTTGAAGTATATTTACAAGAAGTTGTTCCAACTAAATAATTACTAGTATTTAGTGCAATAGTTCCGGTGTAAGGTGACCAGCCACCAAGACTTCCGCCTTTTGAATCTTCAAAGCTTGGGTTTGGTAAATAGTTAGTTCTTACTCCACCAATATTAACTTTAATAGATCTTGCATCTTCATAAATAGATTGCCCCGCACCAAAAGTTGCATCCCCATATTGACCAGGATATTCATTAAAACTAAGAAAATCTAAGAAGAATCTATCATTTATGGCAGGGGCATTAATAACAATAGATACCGCAGCAAATACCGCACCTAGCGGGGCAGAAATTGCTGTGTCAACATCAGAAGATTCAAAGTACTGCCAAGATGTTGATAACGTTACGGCTGTGCCATAAGTTGTAGTCCCAATTTGAGTTCCAGATCTATCTAGCCACATAATTCCAACCTTTATATTTGAGGTTGTAGATGTGTTGGTTGCTGCTTTACGTGCATACCCAAAAAATTGATATGAACGTGTTTCTGAAATAGGAACTGTGTATTGCACATTACTAGTTACATAGTTACTAATAGTTAAGTCAGAAGTACTTGCACTAGCGACTAAGCCATATCCAGCGTTGCGTGGAGGATAAAGTGTGTCTACCAAAGCAGCGCTAGCTACAGTAGGGCTTGAATCTCTAGGGGATAACAAAGCCGAACCTAGTTCTGCAGTAGAATTTGCAAATAATCTAGCACTAAGCTGTTCAAAAGTAGCCGTTCCAGAATTAGCAGCACTAGCTAAAGTTGTTGTAGAAACAGCGTAGGTAAATGTAGTTGTAGCTGGAACAGAAGTAATTATCCAAGTACCATCATAGACAGACGAATTATTTGTAGCATCAACAGTAACTGGGTTGCCTGTAACAAACCCATGAGCTGCGCTTGTTGTTACCGTTGCAACTCCTGCTACAACTTGAGTATTTGTAATTGTTTTTGCGGAAATAACTGGAGTAACAGACTGAGATACTCTCCAACCAGTTACAGTTTCTTCAAACGAAGCTTGATTATAATCAAGTAATAAATTATTTCCTAAAGTCACTGCATTTTCAAAATGAGTTAACGCAGTTACATAAGTTCTTACTCCCGCACGTGATCCTTTAAACGTATTAACAATATGCGCAGAACGATACAAAGTACGATGGTAGTTGTCTCCCAATGTAGGTTCGTATTTAAACCCAAGATTTTCTAAGTTAGTTACTAACATTGCACTAGGATAGAATCTATGATCACTAAAGTTACTTACATTAGTAACTCCTTGTCTTAAATAATCATAGTAATAACCAAAAACATTTAAAAATTTATATAAATCTGTCTGAGTAGTACCGTCGGGCTTATACTGGTCTGGCTCACTAAGTGCGCCACCAAAAGTACCAACACTATTAGTCCAAACTCCCGGAAGCATTCTTGCTATTTGAAGAGTTGTGTTTGTAGTGTCTGTGATAACTATTGCTGAAGTATCCCCGCAATACAGCCAATCTACTCCATTAAATACCCAAAAAGAGTAGTGCATTTCAGTTCCGGCAGGGTAATAAGATTCTACATCTGTAATAGTGTAACTGGTAATTGGCCAACTACCGCCAACTACAGATCGACCATCATTAGGATGATCAGGAGCACCACCCGGGGTTTTAACAATTTTCCAGTAAGTAGGAGTTATGTCTCCAGAAGGAACAACAATTGGGTCCCAGGATAACGTTACTGTTTTATAATCAAGTTGTTTTCCATAAATGTTAGAGCTATAGCTAACAGTATTGGACGCTACTTCTCCGTATCTATTAACGCCGTAGTCGCCAAACCCATACTTACCCATTATTTACTCCGATAATAGTTACTCTTTATTAGCTTCAACAATATGTTGTTCAAACTCTCCGTCGAGTTTAGCTAATCTTTCTCCGATACTAATCTGACGTGTTTCCATTGTACTTAGCTTATCAGTAAGTTCATTAACTGCTTGCCGCAATCCCCCACCATTAGGCCCAAATTGCGCTGTAACAAAATCAAGTTTATCTGATATTCGTATTTGAGTTATCTCAAACTGACTCTGTCTTTTTTCTAAACGGCGCCAAATCCCGTAAGCTGAAGCTATTACGGCCGAAATTACAGAGAATAACTCTGCCACATTTGCTGCAAAACTAAGATCCATGCTACATCCCAACAAGAAGTAGGGGGCTTACAGCATTATTAATTGCATCAGTGTTAGCTTGAATACTTGTAAGTAATGCTTGATACGAAGTGCTTCCAGGACCAGAGTAAAGAACGTCATATGTGGATACGTAGGGAAGGCCAGTACTATTTAAATTAAAGTTAAGGTTGTTAGAAGAATCTCTAGATTCAAGCAAGTTTGAGGAGTTACCGGAGTATTGCTTAACATTTAGGGGGACGCCAGAAGCTACGTTAATAACGTTAGACAAATCTTTTCTAACATATGGGGCTCCAATTACGCCGTTTAAAAGACCGCGCTCAATATTATTAAAACGAGCGTTTGCAGTAGACCAAGCGGTAGTTGGAAAAGAATGGGCGGTGCCGTCATACGTGCTAGTAAGAATACTAGAAGTAAGGGTAGTTTCTATAGCGTACACTTCATCTTGCAGTTTATTTATATGAGACGCAAAAATTGTGTCAGTTAAATCAACTTTAGCTGTAAAACTAGTTACTAGACTGGGGTAATCGGCAGCCATTTGTATATCTCCATACTAACGTTAAGACCCTCCTACATATAATCTCTGATTATTGGTAATAAATCCCATTAAACAGAGGCTAAGCTATGCCCCCAGCAATAGTGATAGTTAAATTACTGCTTTGAAGAATAGGAATTTCACCGGCACCTATAGAAACATTTGCAGCTCCAGACCCACCATGCTTGCAGAGTTTACTTACGTCTACTTGGGTTACACCATCTACTGCCATAATTGCTGAGATTACAGAGGAAAGAGACACAGTATCCCCAAAGCTATACTTATCATATGAAAATATACCTTCATTAAGATCTATCAAAGCCTTGGCTACTGCAATTTGAATGTCCCTTTGCTTATAAGCAGATGTTGTAGTAATAGTTGCGGTCAGGTCTATGTCTACATACGTAGGAGGAAGAACAGTTATAGTAGAGTTTGCAGGAATTCGATCAGATAAATAAAGACCGACCGAATTGCCAAGAGCAGTCCAGTTAGCTGTTGGTACTCCACTTAATAATCCCGGGGTAGTTGTGTAGTCATTTATTGGCTGTAAATAAAGAATTACAGAGCTATACACTGCAGCAGTTGCATGCACTGCCCCAACTCCTGGGACCATATGAGCTAAGTTTTCATAATCGGTTAAAGTAGTAGCACGTCCACGCGACGCCAAAGCTTTACCAATATTTTTTCTAATAAGAGCTAAATTATCCCCGTCATTTCCACCATAAACGGGAGTAGAGTTACTTACAGTAGCTAAAGTGCTAGAAGGGTTAAGCCCAATTCCTGGAATGTAAGAAATAGTATTAATCTGTCCACTATCCACATTTCCGGCAGCACCTACGCTATAACGATAGGTAACAGACACTGAGCTTCCTGATGCCGGCACAGCACCATTTACCCCATCTCCAAACATGATAGACGTTGTGCCGTCAGAATTAAATCTAGTAGAAAACACAGAGTCATCCGGCCCAGCCTCTACTAAATTCCAGATATAAGTCCATTTACTAAACGCACTGGCTTGCCCAACATAAACATCTACAGAGCTATCGACAACCCCAGGATCAGGAATAGTAAACGTTTGATACGCTAATCCTGACGAACTTCCTAAAGATTTTGGAAGAATGTTATTATTAGAGTCTAATCCTCCAGAGCTAGTTTTGCCTTCAATAGCAATCACACTAGCAGAAGCACCAGCAGCTAGATTAGATATAGGTTGTGTAGTTTCATACCAAGCCTGAGTAAAGTTTCCACCTTTTAATATAGCAGTGGCTTGAGTTCCTACCGGAAGATCTAATGGATATGCCGATGTATTTTTAAAAGTTAAGCTAGTAAATCCAGGAGTAGGGCCGGAAGGTTTATACCCAGCCAATTCCGCAAAATTAAGGAGAGTATTTAATTGCGTAGCAGTTGCTATAGTAGCTTCATTTACAGCGCGATCTATGTAGTAAGAAATTAAATCGCCTAAGTAAGAAAACGCCTCTACTAAGGATAACGTAAAATCAGAAGTAGAGTACTGATCTTCTATCCAAGTTGGAATACGACTCTTTACTATTTGAATTAAGTCATAACGAATTGAGTTATATTCACGTGAAGTATAATCTACTTGCGCTGGCATTTAAGCTACATCTCCTATTTGAGTACCGTCTGGGTTTAAGTAAGAACTATTTAAGCTGACTTTTTCGGTACTTCCATCAGGAAATCCAAAAGAAATATTAACTAAAGAAACACCTGAATCGTCAGGGTCAGTAATATCAATACTTTCTACAGAAATCATAGGAAGGTGTGTAGCCATGGCACGTTGAATTACTTCAATTAAAGCCTGGTTATAATCGCCGCCACACTCATAGAGAGCTCTAAAAAGATCAGTACCATAAGATGGGTCCATGGGGCGTTGACCAACAGATGTTGACAAAAGTATCATAACTTTATCTAAATAAATTTTATTAACGTCTGAAGTGGCTACAATTTTGCCCAAAGGATCCAAAGTAAATGGGTAACTTATAGTAGTACTCATGTATTAGCTCCTAGTTCTCTAATCTATAATTATACATAGTTATTTGTA